TATCTAATATATGAAAAAGAAACATCATATTTCAAAAGATCACTCTGCTGATAAGTTACTGGAGTTGATGTAACTGAGACTGGAAATGCCTTAACAAAAGTATAATTTAAAGTATTTCCAATATCTTTTTCATACTTCACAATGTACATATCAGCCTTGTATTTTGAAGGGTAATTCATTCTATAATGCGAGTAAGCGCTCTTATAAGATTCTCTTCCAAAAGTACTTCCAAGACCAGTAATATAATCTATCCAACTATCAAAGTATTCTATTACATTATAATCTCTATCAACATAAAAAGACAAATCTAATGTATCATCATATATTCTACGGTATGCCATCTTTTCTGTAACACCATGATAGTCCGATGTGACATCATGAGTTGCCAAACTTGTTCCAGGTAAAGTCGCTTCAGAGCATAATAATTCTATATTGCTAATGTTTTCAGAAACTATTCCTCTACCACTTTCTCCTATGAAAGAAGAGACTGCAGGAGGAACTTCAAACTTCACATGGTAGAGTGAAGTTTGAGCTATGTTAAGCATTCTAGATTTGAGTTCACTTATGGAATAATACTGCGGTTTTCCGGGTGCTCCCATTTATAAATATATTGACCTTATATATTATGTAGTATAGTTATGGCAGAAAGTTTAAAATCAAAATATAAACCTTCTAACCCTAAAAAGTACAAAGGAAACCATAACAATATAATATGCAGAAGTAGTTGGGAAAGAAAATTCTGTAGGTGGTGTGACTTAAACGAAAATATTATTGAATGGGGAAGTGAAGAATTTTTTATCCCTTACCTTTCTCCTACAGATAATAAAGTTCATAGATATTATCCTGATTTTATAATTAAATTAAAAGAACAAACTGGAAAAATAAAAACATATGTAATTGAAGTAAAGCCCAAAAAACAAACTTTACCTCCAGTAAAAAAATCCAGAGTAACTAAATCATTTATATACGAAACAAAAACTTATGCTGTTAATCAAGCAAAATGGAAAGCAGCAAAAGAATGGTGTGAAGACAGACTAATTGAATTCAAAATTATTACGGAAGATGAGTTGGGAATCCACTAATAAATAGTTAAAAAATATCCAATGGCATCATCAACAACAAAGTTTTCTAGCGTACTGTTAGAATCTTATAGTTTTGACCCCATAACTAATAATAAAACTCCACAAAAGGTAAGGGCAAAAGTTGGTGCAGATCCAAAGAGCACATCGGATCCACCTTTTGCTGTAGATGATACTGGATTAGAATTTGCTAAATGGGATCCAAATAACAATGTTTGGAGATCTAACAGTGAATATACAAAGAATTTTCCAAATGTTCCTACAGGACAGTCTGCGGATTCTTTTGTTTATGATAATAGAAAGACATTATCTCAAGCAGCAACTTATACTATTAACAACAACTTTACCGCAGAAGAAGCAAAGGACATATCAAAACTTGCTTATTCTCCTGGCGTGATTGGAAATACTTTTATCGAACAAGACCCAGCATCTGGAGCAGACTTTGGTGCTGATGGGCAACCACAAAATGTTGAAACTGTTTCATCAGATATTGTTTCCACTCCCGACCAATTACTTAAGTATCCATTAAACAATAATGATGAGCAGTTTGATTTTCTAAAAATCACTGAAGCTCAATATCAACCACCTGGATTATCTACCCTAAAAACCCAAAGAACTTTTGGATCTAGATCTACAGAAGAAAGAACAGTAAATTTGGGAGGAAGTGTTATATTACCAATGCATCCCGGAATATCAGATTCCAACTCTGTTGGTTGGGGAGATGATTCTTTAAATCCCATTCAAGCAGCGTTTGGTCAAATAGCTTCTAACGCAATAGGGGAAGGATCAAGAGTCAAAAGTATAGGAGATGCTGGAAATGTTTTTAAAAATATCATGGAAGGAGGATTTGATGTTCTTGAAGCAATTGGAGCAGAAGAGGGAACTGGCAAATTTATACAGCAATACTTTGCGGGTCAAGCAGTTGGAGCAAATATTGTAGGAAGAACAACTGGTCTTGTCTTAAATCCAAATCTTGAGTTACTTTTTACTGGACCAAACTTAAGAACCTTCAGTTACTCATATCAATTAACTCCAAGAGACGAAGCAGAATCTGAAGTAATAAGAAAAATTGTTTTGTTCTTTAAGAAAGCAATGGCAGCTGTTAAGAGTAACACCTCACTGTTCTTAAAAACTCCAAGCGTATTTAAGTTGGAATACATTTACGGAAAAACTGGAGGTCAACATCCATTCTTAAATAAAATAAAGACCTGTGCTTTAACAAGTTTTAACGTTGACTATACTCCTGACGGAAGTTATATGACATATAATGATAATGGTTCTATGACATCATACAACATTTCTATGAGTTTTAGTGAACTTGAACCAATCTATAGAAATGATTATGATTCAACAGACGATATGGGATACTAAAAATGGCAACTCCTTACTTCAGACAAATACCAAACTTCGATTATGTAACAAGATCTCCTAATGTAGACAATATCTCGCAATATACAGAGGTAAAAAATCTATTCAGGAGAGCAAGATTAAGACCTGATATTGAGGATAATCTTTTATTCTTTGATAAGTATAGCATTATTGGAGATGAAAGACCAGATAATGTTGCATTCAAATTTTATAAAGAAGAAACTCTTGATTGGGTAATTCTACTTTCAAATAATATTTTAAATGTACAATCAGAATGGCCTCTTACTCAAAAAAACTTTGAAGAAGTAATGCTTGACAAGTATGGATCTTTTGAAACACTTTTTAATGGAATAAAATATTATGAGACTAAAGAAATTAGAGATAGTTTAGGCAAAATTATACTCCCATCTGGATTGAGAATTTCCAATACATGGGAAACTGGTGGTGGATTTGTCAAAGAAGTAAGTGATACTGGGTTAATAAGATACTATTATCAGTATTATGATCTTGGACTTTCAAACTTTGTAGAAGTATTTCAAGATCAATTAATTACTCCCGTGACAAACTATGAATACGAAGAAAAAATTGAAAATGATAAGAGAAATATATTTGTTTTAAAGCCAAGATACCTCAACATTATATTTAATGATATTGAAAAAATTGGCACATACAAAAAAGGTTCGGAACAGTATGTGTCCCAAACCTTAAAGAGAGGCGATAATATTCGCCTTTATAATTGATCAATCGTCAACAAGTTTCTGGAAATAAGAGATTGCATCGTCTTCATCTTCATCAGAATTTGAAGAAAGATTGTTGAGTTGCTTACTGAGAGTTTCAGGAAGTTCACTCTCCTCACGACGCGAATTAAAGTTAGGAGTGTAGGAACCGCGATCGTTATCCTCATCATCAACTTCTTCGTCAATGCGAGGGCGAGCAGCAGTCTTCTGACCCAGAACATACTTCAGACGCTTCTCAAGATCTTCATAAGACTTGAACTGGTCTGCTGCTGAAAGAGCGTCTAGAGAATATTGCTTCTTCCAGAGGGCTTCCAGAGCATCGTCATCATCCAGGAGTGGTGCAATTCGGTCGAACTCTGACTTATCATAGTTCCAGTAACCATCTTTCTTGACGATTTTGATCTTGAAGTTAGCACCTTGCCAGAAGTCAAAAGGATTGATTGGAGTTTCGTCTTCAAACTCAGGTTGCATTGCTTCCATGATCTTATCAAAGATCTTCTTACCATACTTAAACAGGAAAACTTTACCTTCGTTCTGAGGATTTGCGGGATCCTTTACAACATAAATGTTAGAATAGTAGGAGAGTTTACGCTTCTGCTTACGAACAGTCTCCTTATCTTTTTCATTACCACTGTTCCAGAGTTCACGGTTGTGCTCAGAAACAGGATCTTTCTGACCGATAGTGGTCAGAGAGTTCTCAATATACCAACCACCAGGACCTTGGAAGGCATGAGAATACATCTTTGCCCAAGGGAGTTCTTCACCTTCTACTGCTGGAAGAAAACGGACGATTGCAAAACCATTTCCAGTCTTGTCCATTTCTGGTTTCCAGAAACGCTCATCTGCTCCTGTGCTTGTGTTTGCTTTCTCCACCTCTTTTACCAGTTTTGCGGTGAGAGAACCAAGAGAAGATTGCTTTTTAAGATTTGCGAAAGACATTAGATTACCTCTTTTTAAATTTGATTTGGCCTTTGGGACGACTTTATTTTACAGGAAGCAAAAAGGGATGTCAAGCCCGGTCCATGTCCTCTTTTAAAGATTCCACGGTTGCTGTCATGGCATCAAAAGCAGCGTAAATATCAGAACCATCTTCTGACATACCCATCATAACAACAGAATCTTCAATTCTTTTTTGAAGATGCTTTGCTTCTGGATCTTCAGACAAACTCAGTCTAACATAAAGAAGTTTC